CGCGTATCTCATTATATTTTCACTTACAGCGCAGCTTCCCCAAATCGAATCTCTAACATAAGCTCGATTGTTTAAACCGAATTGACTACCAAAATAATGGCGAATACTTGCGCCAGAATCTGGATCAGTCATGTTTACAGTCGTAAAAGGCGATTCATCAGGAAGTCTTGGCATAGCTAGATAGAATTGATCACCAGACATTAACGCACCAGCTCTATGAGAGGGTAACGGTGTAACAGTCATTCCCGCAGAAATCGCAGCATTTAAGTTTTGATTTTGATTCTGAGCCCATACCAAACCAACAGAATTAATTGTTTGGATTTGAACGGTCACAACACCTGCAACCGTTGCAGCATCAGCAATTGCTCTGAACTGAACTGGTTGTTGGCTAGGTCTATGACCAATGAAAGTCAAAAATCTTAAATTAGGTTTGCCCGCAACACCATCATTGAACTGGAATAAATCACCTGCTTTAATTGCATTCGCATCTGATCCACTTGTGGGCTCAGTGAACGTGATTGTTGTAACATTGGTTCCAGTGGGGTCGTTTACGCTTACAACAGTCATAATGTTGTTAGGCGCAGTAGCATCACCAATAGTACCGGCAAGATGAGTAGGCAAAAGGTTAGACTCATACCAAGTCGCATTAGCAAATGGCCCCAATTCCCAGGACATCGCAATTTCATTATTTCGGTTGGTTGCAAACTGATTTAAACCGGAACCGATAATTGCTGGAATATTAGCAACCGGCAAAACACCCATCATTTTATGAGTAGCAGCGCCAAAATCTTCAAAATTTGCTACAGATTGCGCAAGCTGCGTAAAGCTATTGATTGGGGTAATACCGTCACCAAAAAATCTAAAAGGCCCTGTATTTACTTGCAAAGAACCAAAATTAGCATTTTGAGGATCATTCACTCTTACGCTTGAGGTGAAGTTTCGTAGAATATCTGATTCGATAGTTGTACCGAGCTCTTTCATAGCAGCCATTCCGAATCTATCCATATAATCGCGCACGTTAAATATGAACTGTTGGTCGGTATATGCGGCTGAAATATTAGAAGCTTGCGAGCAAGTTAAAGACTGAACGCGCTGAACGGATGGTTGTTCAGTAATAACAAGACCGTTATAAGAAACGTAACGTGGGGTTGTATCGAATGTTACAGTGTCACCAAGGTTCGCAACTTTATCATTAAAGTCTTTGAACTTTTTATTAGAATGAGAAATACCCCAGAAACTATTTAAAAGCCAAGCTAACTCAGCTTTTTGATAAGTTTGTACGGTTTGCAAAATATTAGTAGGTGTAGCCATTTGATTAAACTCCAAAAAGTATTAAATTTCGGAGTGGAAAACACAATCATGGCGATATTACTTAAACAACTTCCGAAAATCAGAAGTGCTCATGTTCGACATGTTGGATGTTTCCATTCCGGCACTTGTCGAAGGTTTAAGTTGTGACATAGGATCTTGAGCTTGAATTTCCTGCGCTTTGGCATCTTCATTTTGTTTGATGCTTCCGCTTAAATCCATCATAGCTTTTTGAGCCATGCGTGGTTGGGTGTGCATCAGCATTAACAAGTTACCCATCTTCATCGGATTGGTCACAAGTTCTTGCATAATGTCACCCGTATTCGGCATTTCATTCGCCATTTGAATTAAAGGCGCCATAGTCGAATAATCCAGGTCGTTCAGTTTTTCTTGAATTCCAGGGTATTTTTGTTCTGCTTGCTGCATTTTGTTCACGAATGTGTTCACAGTTTGCTGTGTACGCATTTGCTCCATTTGCTCTTGCAGTGCTTTAGGGGCTTGTTCTGAAATCATTCGCTCAATATCAGCTTGAGAAAATTGTTGCATGCCGCCAAGCCCTTGATTTTGCCCTTGAGCCTGTTGTGGTGCAACTTGTGGTTCTTGTTGCTGTTGTTGTGCTTGTAATTCCATTAGAGCCTCCTGTTTGCCTTTCTCAAACGCTTTTTGACGTTCACGTTCAACTATCTTAGATACGGTTGCTTTATTCAACATATCATCATTTGTGACGCCGCTTGCAGCTTGATCAGGTAAACTTTCACCCTGAATTTCTTGCTCAATTTCTACAGTCATTCTTATTCCTTCTCTGACTTTTTTCGGCGTCACCGTAAATTAAAAACAATGCATTACGTGCAAAGATTCGGACATTTTATCGTGTGTCGACGTATTAACCAATATTATGAACTAATACGCTAAAGTGTCAATGGTCGTCACATTCGTCTTTAGTGTAAGTGTAAGTTATTTTCAGATACCCTATGCTTTCATCGATTGATTTTCTTAAATATGACATTTTTTCTACCATAGATAGATAGACATCATCCATCTGGTGTTCATTATAAAAATTAAAAGAATCTTGCTCATTAAAAATAATTGTTTCTTCATCTTCACAATCATCACTTTCTTGCAATTTTATTTTTTTATTTAGTTTTTCAAATTCATTATAGACAGATTGCAGACCTGTTGCATGAGCTTGCATATCTGCTCTTAATGCATTCAATTGCTTTTTAGTTAGATCGTTAATTTCATCAGTACCCATTATATTCACCAACAAACGCACGCAGCGGCTACAAATTTTAAGAGCTTTAATTGTGGCGGCTTTGTCATCAAAATCGCTTGTAAAACTACTATTTCCGCATAAAACACAATAAAAGCTCATAAATTTCCTCATCTAAAAATTGGCTCCCGAAGCATGGCTCGAACATGCGACATCGAAGTTAACAGCTTCGCGCTCTACCAACTGAGCTATTCGGGATAAATTACAACAACTCAAGCTAATTTGATTTTTCTTTATTTCGAGCTTTCAAAATCATGGCTTTAGTCGCCCACATTACACATTCTTCTACGCGCTCAATCGCATTATCAACTTCTCGGCATTCTATTTTAGAAATATGTTTTACAAGATTTCCTGCACATGAACTTAACTCTTCGACATAATCGACCACTTCTTTTTCAATCGCCGTAAACTCGTCACCCAAAACATCACTCATTTCTTTTTCCCTTTTAAAACCTTATTAGCTTTCGCATCTATCTTTGACTTTGCAGACTCAGACAACTTGCCAGCATTTACCATTTGTGTTGCGCGTGCTTTCGCGTTCGCAGCGTGGCTCTTATCTTGAACCGGATAGCTCCTATCTGGGCCAGCAAATGCGGAAGCAGGAAGTGCCTTTCTTTTTTTTGTGGTTAATGTGGCCATACTCACCTCTTGTCATGCAATTGACTCATAATAGACTCACGCTCTCGACTACTCGCACCCTCAGTCGCCTTGTAAAGCGTTTGAGAGATATCTTGACGCGTGAAACCATCTCTCATCAAGCGTTCAACGCCGCCTTTCTTTTCTAAATCATTCAGTTTCAGGGTGTATTTTTTTTTCATTCGATTTCTCCATGTCATGTTTTAACTTTGTTTCTTTCAAAATTGCCTCATGATTTTTAATATGCATAGCATGCTCGCGCTCGCTTACTTCCGCCATCTTAGTTGCAGAATCCAGGGCATGAACCTCAAGACTTGTTTGAGCCTCTTCTAATCGCACGGCACTATCAATTTGAGACTGAGACACTTTTGCCTCTGCTTCCAAAATCTTAGCATCAGCCAATTCTTTTTCAATAGCATATTTCGCAATTTCAATTTGATTTTCAAATTCATTTTGTTTTTCTTGCGCTTGAACCTTCATCATTTCAGTTTTTGCACGCAACATTGCAGGATCATTTTGCATTGCTTGCTCTTGCATCTGCATAGCTTGTTGTTTTTGTTGAGCCTGTTGCTGCATGAATTCATCTATAGCTTCTTCAAGATTATCAGCGCCATAAATGGTGAGGTTCTTTGCAAGTATCTTTAACCCCTTTTCAGAATTAAAAAATGCCGCCAGTTCCTCACTTGCATGCATTAATCCTATAATCTGCTCAACAGCCTGATTCTTTTGAACTTGGAAATTGACACCTGCTTCAATATTTACATTGAGCGCTTTCTCTTCGTATGAGAAAGAGAATCTATTCTTTTCATTTATTTTTTTATAATCTTTGTTGCCGCTTTTATCAATAATAGGCAAAACACGCTCACCAAGTAAATACTTCGGCATTAAGTCAATCAAGATAAGTCCAATTTGAGTAAGCCCTGCCAAATAGCCAACAACATATGGCATTGAAGCAGCATTCCCCACGCTTGAAGATTCAATAACAGCTTTGCCCGATAAATTATTATCATTTTTACCAAGATTAGAGGCAAAACTGCCTAAGATGGCTTGAGTCATAGGTGCCGCAAAGTTAAACGCCTGTACTACTTCAGGAGGTAGAGGAACATTTTGAACTTCACGTATGGGCGTCGGTATTGGCTTTTCGGGATTGTTTTCGCTATACGCATTAACAACAATAGTATTGGCTTGCTGTATGTCATTAAGCGCTTCCAAATAATCTTGCTCTTGCGGAATGGCCTCTTTCATCACAATAAACTTATGCTGAATAAGATTTTCCATGCTATTACAAATCGTTTGGCCAGAATAATTTGTCATATCCTGAATGCCTTTCGCATGATAAACATACGGTCGCGTCATTTGATAAGAATAATTCCCTTCGCCTTTCACCAAATTAATGCTATTGCCATCCATGAAGACCAACGGCAAATATGCATAATCAGTTTCATGATAAGAAAGAACACCAGACTCAACCAAACGATATTTACAAATCACTTCTAAAACAGTGTTTCTAGGGCTTCCTATGACTTCTGGTATTTGTTCAATGAATTGCTGCTCAACCCAATACAGCTTCATTTTTTCGTAGTCTTTGACAGTTAAACAGCGGCCATTCGCAAGCCTTACTATTTTTGTTTTTTTCTTTTTCTTTTCGAAATAATCAACGACTAAAACAATTTTTTTATTTTGAATGTTTTTATACGACCAACTGAACTCCATAACACTTGCATTGGGGTCAACGCGAGAAAATTTAAAATTAGATTCTTCGAATTTAGGCCATTCTTTTTTAAAATCTTCTAAGGTCATCGGAACGATTTCAAAACAGTATTGGCCGTC